GCTTTAAGATGAATGAGCATAGCTCAAGAAAAGCGTTTAGCATAAGAATTGAAGCCGTTTGGAGAAAATTCGATATTGCTTCTAAATATAGGAGTGATAATCTTCCTAAATATTCGGAAGATGAAGAATTAGCAGCCGAGATGATAATTTACCTTGTTGCCTATTTAAAAAGATTTGGTTGTGAGGACATTGAACAGCTTATCAAAGATAAGATAGAGTTCGATGATAGAAAAAATGATTAGGTGTTGTTACTGACTGTTTGTGTTGTTGATTTTGTGTTGTTGATTTTAATATAGTTAGTTATGACAGAGATTATTCAAGTCTGCCTACTTGATTTTAATAAGGGGCAGCTCACGGGATTGCCGAAAAATCCACGTTTTTTTCGTGATTACCGCTTTGAAGCGATGAAGAAAAGCATTCAGGATTCGCCAGAGATGCTTGAGCTTCGAGAACTTATAGTTTTTCCCTACAATGATGGCAGATATATTGTTGTTTGTGGTAATTTACGTTTGCGAGCTTGCAAGGAGTTAGGTTATAAAGAACTGCCTTGTAAAATTCTGGCACCTGATACCCCCGTTAAGAAGTTGAGGGAATATGCCACTAAAGATAATGTCAATTTTGGTGAGAATGATTTGGACGTTATGGAAAACGAGTGGAATAAGGCGGAACTCCAAGATTGGGGCATCGAATTTGCCCCGGAGAAGAAAGAGGATGAATTTAAAGAGCGCTTCGATGCCATCACGGATGATACAGCCATTTATCCTCTCATTCCAAAGTATGACGAAAAACATGAGTTGTTTATCATCACCTCAAGTAATGAGGTAGATAGCAACTGGCTTCGTGAAAGGCTGGACATGCAGCACATGAAGTCGTACAAAACCGGGAAAATAAGTAAATCCAATGTAATTGATATAAAAGACGTTCGCCATGCCCTGCAAGATAGTAATACCAAGTCATAAACGCCATGACCGGGTGTTCGCTAAAAAGTTGGTGAACGATCCTATCATTTGCGTTGCTGAAAGTCAAGCTGACTTATATCAACAATTTAACCCGGAATGTGAAATTGTTACCCATCCTGACGACGTTATGGGCCTCATCCCGAAACGTAACTGGATGGCAAAGCATTTTGGAGAACTTTTCATGCTTGATGATGATGTCCATGCCTGCAAACCTATTTATGTGGAAAAAGGAGAACCTAGCCGGATAAAGGATAAAGATAAGATAACCAATATCATTCAGTCATTATTTGAGATGGCCAGTATGATGGATGTACATCTGTTTGGCTTCACCGCTCGGATATCGCCGGTAATGTATGATGAATCCGCTTTTCTTTCTCTTTCGAAAATGATAACCGGTTGCAGTTATGGAGTAATCTATAACAAAAACACTTGGTGGAATGAGGAAATACGTTTGAAGGAAGATTTTTGGATTTCTTGTTACATGAAGTACAAAGAACGTAAGGTTTTAACCGATTTGCGGTATAATTTTGAGCAAAAGAACACTTTTGTAAACGCTGGTGGGCTTGCTTCTATAAGGAATCAGGAAGAGGAACGTAAATCTATCCTCTTTATCAAAAAGAATTTTGGTGATAGTATTTTGCTAAAGAGTGCAACCACTAATGGGAAAGACAAAACAAAGCAGCTTGTTCAGTATAATATATCGTGCAAATTCAAATTCTAATAGTCTGTAAAAAAGGCGTTTAAATGGCGTCCATTCTGTTTGTCATATTCGCCTTTTTTAGCTAATTTTACTGATGTAATGAACTAAAAGTCAAACCATTAAATTAGAATTATGATTATAAGAACAGTTTGCGGATATGATTTCTTTGAGGTGAGTTCTGCAATGCAGAAAGCCATTAGGCGAGCCGACACCGGGGTAGCCGGCTTTTTTGCATTGGAACTTTGGGCGAGTGGGTACCGCGACTATGTGTGGAAGCGTCTGTTTACCATTAGTGCTGAAGACTGCTTTGGAATCATTACTAAAGAGATAGAAGCATTGTGGCAGGGGCATGAGCTGGTAAACAAGACTGCTACTGAACCCAAAGGGAGGATATTTGTCAGTAAAGCTGTTATTCTCCTTTGTGAATGTAGAAAGAATCGTGATGCGGATCATTTGCAAAACTTCATTTATGATAGAAAGGATATTGATATAGAAAAGTGGATAAATGATGTCAGGCGTTATCCTATTCCTATTCCAGACTATACTTTCGATGTACATACACGAAAGGGTAAAAAACATGGGAGAACCAAAGAAGAATTCTTTCGGGAAGAATACAAGGCGTTACAACCTCGTGTTCCTGGTTTATTCGATGATTTGGTTCAACCCAGTCAACCAAAGTTATTTAATGATGAAACCACGGCTAAGTAGCTGTGGTTTCTCATTTTTCATATAAGTCAAACCAATTTAATTAAGAAAATGAACACGTATTACAAATTTGCGCCAAATGTATTTTTGGCAAAGTGTGATGAGAAGCATGAAAAAGGTGAAACTATTGAGGTTACCACCAAGTACGGTAAGGAGAACGAAAGTATAGTATTTAATCTAATCTTCGAGAAAGATGGATTTTACTATTACTCCATTGTTAGAGCTGACGGCTTTAATGCTCAAGAATGGGCGAAGCGACGAGCGGAACGTCGTAGGAAATGGGCTGCATCTGCTGTACAGAGAAGTAATGAATACTATAATAAGTCCAACAAAGATAAAGATTTTCTTTCCCTTGGTGAACCTATAAAAGTAGGACATCATAGCGAAAAGCAACATAGAAAAGCGATAGACGATGCTTGGAACAATATGGGTAAAAGTGTTCAGTTTGACGAAAAAGCAGCAGAACACGAAAGTAAAGCAGAATATTGGGATAAGAGAGCTAATACCATAAATTTGTCAATGCCTGAAAGCATAGATTTCTATGAGCATAAATTAGAAGTCGCAAAGGAGTATCATGCAGGTGTCAAATCTGGGAAGTATCCACGTATGCACTCTTACACTTTAACTTATGCTAAGAAAGATGTAAACGAAGCTCAAAAGAATTATGACCTTGCAGTAAAGCTGTGGGGCGATGTTTAATAATCTGTAGTATCTCAAATAATTTACTATGAGAGAATTATCAAAAGAAACCTCATTACAAAGGGTAATGAGGGCTTCAGGTCGTGTACCTGTACAATGCTCATGCAGTGTTTGTAAACAACAATGTCATACGCCATGTTTAGGTACTCCTGATGATATTGAACGAATTATTGATGCAGGTTATGCCGACAGGTTAGCGCTGACGAACTGGGCTGCTGGTATATTCTTAGGGGTTATTAATATTGCTATTCCGATGATTCAGCCCGTTGCTGGTAAGGAGTATTGTGCTTTTTTCGAGAATGGACTGTGTATCTTACATGATAAGGGTTTGAAGCCCACTGAAGGACGTTTGTCTCATCACACAGTCAGGAAGGATAACTTCAATCCTGCTATGAGTATTGCTTGGAACGTTGCAAAAGAATGGCTGATGCCGGAGAATGAGGATGTACTTTCTCGTGTAGTAAATAAATTCTTGAATGCGAGGAAGCCATGAATGTGTGTCAATCAATACCTCGTAGAGATTGTAAAGTGTTTGCTAAATGTGGAGCAAAATCCTTATCACATTGCCGGCGGCACCGCGAAACTGATGAGAAGTGTAAAAGTTGTACTCTAATTCGTCGTAAGCCGCGTAATCGGATTATAGATGATTCAGGACGTGAAATGAAAAAATGTACCCATTGCGGAAATTACTTCTACTTGAACCGGTTCTACAATCGTATAGTGGTGAGAAAAGGTAAGGAATATCATTTGTTGACTTCCTGGTGCCGTATGTGTATGTCACAGATTAATAATCAGAGGGCAAAGAAGAAAAAGTGACTTGTCTATTAAATTTTTTGTATGAAATATTATGCTTCAGTCAGCTTTGGAAAGGATTCCTTGGCAATGCTTTTCATGCTAATAGATAAAGGATATCAGTTGGATGAAGTCGTTTTCTATGATACAGGTATGGAATTTCAGGCAATCTATAACACTCGTGATGCTGTTCTTCCAATTCTTAAAAAACTTGGCATTAAATATACAGAACTGCATCCGGAGCAACCTTTTCTTTGGACAATGTTTGAAAGGCCGGTTAAGAAAAGAGGGACCAATATTATCCATAAAAAAGGATATAGTTGGTGTGGGGGAACATGCCGGTGGGGAACGAGTGAAAAACTTCGTGCATTGAAAGCTCACACAAAAGACGGAATTGATTATGTCGGTATTGCTGCCGATGAGACCCATCGCTTTGAAAAGGAAAAACGACCAAATCGGGTTTTACCACTTCGTGACTGGGGCATTACTGAAGCAGATGCACTCCAGTATTGTTACACAAAAGGCTTTGTTTGGCATGAGGATGGAGTAAGGCTATATGAGCTACTTGATCGTGTGAGTTGCTGGTGTTGTGGAAATAAGAACTTGAAGGAGTTGAAGAATATGTATTTATACCTTCCATGGTATTGGAGAAAGCTGAAAGAACTTCAGTTAAATACTGATAGGCCATATCGTCGTAATAGTGGAGAAACCATTTTTGATTTAGAGGAAAGATTTAGACGTGAATTGTTGAAGAAAAAAACTGATTAAAATGGCGTTAAAATGGCGAAGTTTCTGTTTGCTAAACTTGTCAATAACGATTACCTTTATAGATGTAAAGCATTAAAAGTCAATCAATATGAAGAGGAATGAGAAAATAGAAAAATTAGAAAGACTAGGTGTTTTTAATCAATGGAAATATAATACAGAAAGAGCAAATGAGGCATTTAATATTGAGTGTCCTGATTTCTCAATGACAAATGAAGAGCGGGTGAACAATTTGTTAGATGTTGATTGCTGCTTTCATCGGTTTCTAACTATTTCATTCCCTTTCTATGATACTCCTGAAGGTGCTGCTTTTTGGGAGAATATAGTAAAAATATAATTGAATTCAAAATGGATGATAAACGAAAACAAATATTGGTAGATTACATATCCTACCTGTATACGACGGGTAGGAGCTATGACAGCATCGGGAAATACATCAAATATGTGACTGATTTTCTTGAAAATTCCGAAGAAATCAATCGTCGCGGTTATTTGAAATATAAACATAAAAATGCAGATGTTATGGTGCGCCATTCATTTATGTGCGCGGCTGTTTGTGATTTATTGTCTTATCTTAAAATCGGATATGGCCGACGGGAAAAGGCTGTAAAGCCTTTGGAGAAACTTGAGGTTATTTCAGAGAAGAATAAGAAACTGCTTAACGATTTTATAATATGGTTGACTGATAACAATGATTATTCATTACATACAGTTGATATCTATCACACTTCTCTTAAGCAGTACTTCGAATACGCTAATGAACTGAATATGGACAATTGCAGGCGATTTATAAAAAGCCTTGAAGAGGAAAAACTTTCTCCAGCTACCATTCGATTACGTATTACAGCCATTGAGAAGTTCTCCAAATGGGTGAAGAAACCTATTGAACTGAAACGACCTAAAATGAAACGCAAGTTGGATGTAAACAATGTGCCGACAGAAGAGGAATATAATAGGTTACTGGAGTATCTGAAAACTAAACTCAACAAGGATTACTATTTCTTCATTAAGGTATTGGGTACTACAGGAGCTCGGCTCTCGGAGTTTCAGCAATTCACGTGGGAGGATATAGCGATCGGCGAAGTTGTTTTGAAAGGGAAAGGGAACAAGTATCGGCGTTTCTTTTTCCAGAAGCAATTGCAGAGGGAAGTGAAGGACTATATAAAGGAGACAGGCAAGTCCGGTACTCTTGCTGTCGGGAGATTCGGTCCGTTGACTCAAAGAGGTCTTTCACAGCACCTGAAAGCATGGGGTAAACATTGTGGTATCGATTCGAAAAAAATGCACGCTCACGCCTTCCGGCACTTCTTTGCTAAAATGTTCCTGAAGAAAACCAAAGATGTAATTCAATTAGCAGACCTTCTTGGTCATGGTAGTGTAGATACAACAAGAATTTATTTACAGAAAAGTTATGATGAACAACAAAGAGACTTTAATAAAAACGTTACGTGGTAGTGTAGCCCAGCTCAATGAATTGGCAAATATGACTGAAGGTTTAGACGTTTATGACGCTGCCGGATATGTTGATACCGAATTTCTTATGGAAGCGCTTTCCTGTGTTAATACTTTCATGGATGCGAGTAATATGGTTCTTGCGAAAATATCTTCACTGTTAGCGCCAGACGCTCCGGTTGATGAAAAGAAGAAACAGGCTGATGAAGGTAAGAAATGGAATGTGGAAGAAATACTGAAACATTGTACTCTTGAGGATAGTGTTCTTAAACTTCCGAAAGTACAATTCAATAAGAAATCCTACGTTGAAGCAAAGAAATGGATAGAAGAAGCTGGCGGCTCATGGCAGGGAGGTAAGATACAGGGATTCACATTTCCTTTTAATCCGGAACGTGTGTTCTCCATCTTGAAAGAAGGTAAGCGATGCGATTTGCAAAAAGATTTTCAGTTCTTTGAAACACCTGCTGATATTGCAGACTGGCTGGTAATGCTTGCCGGTGGAATTCACGAAACAGATACCGTACTTGAACCAAGTGCCGGACGTGGTGCTCTGATAAAAGCGATTCATCGGTCGTGCCCGTCAGTAACAGTTGAATGCTATGAACTGATGCCGGAAAACAGGGAGTTCCTTCATACACTTGATAACGTAATATTGCTTGATGAAGATTTTACGAAAGACAGTGTAGGACATTACACTAAAATTATTGCTAATCCTCCATTTTCCGGTAATCAGGATATTGACCATGTAAGACTTATGTATGAACGCTTGGAAGAAAGTGGAATTCTTGCAGCTATTACCAGTCAGCATTGGAAATTTGCGTCTGAAAAGAAATGTGTTGAGTTCCGGGAATGGTTGGAAGAAGTTCATGGAGAAGTTTTTGAAATTGGAGCCGGTGAATTCAAGGAAAGTGGAACAACTGTTAGCACTATGGCAGTTGTAATAAAAAAGTGATTTATAACAATGATGATTATGAAGCAAATAGAAAAAGCAGCAGAAAAATATGCTCTTGAATGTCAAAAAGAAGAAGGTTATCCTTCTCCGATGTATGATAGCTGTGATGCTAAGGATATGCGCGAATGTGCTTTCAAATCCGGTGCAGAATGGCAGGCAAAACAATCCCCTTGGATTAGCATAAAAGATGGTTTGCCGGAAGTTAACACTATAGTTCTACCAAAGGAGCGTATGGATATCTTATTTGTTTTCTTTCAACTCTTGGTGAATGGGAAACTGGAGCAAACGTCAATGAAGGAAGATTAGCCATAACCCATTGGATGCCTATCCCGAAGTTTAACGAATAAAAAATTAGAAATGAGAGAACTTATTGACTATTTGAATCAATCAGGATTAACAGAATTAGTGCGTATCTACATGATTGTCGGAGGAATCTTATTTATCATCGTATTTATTGTAGCAGTATGGATGATTATTAAAATTTCATGTCGTGTTTTTAATAATAGAAAAACTTCTATGTTGGATTTTCAATGTAAGAGTGAAAAACAGAGAAGGAACCTTAACTCTTAACAATACAAATATGAGCGAAATAAAGTTTAGATATAAATTTGATTCAAACGCCTATGTTGTGGATGAAGCATATTTTCTTAAAATAGAACGAATGGCAAAAATGAATGGTGAGAAAATAGAAAAACTTGCCGAAAAGAAATTCAGGAACTATCTCAATAATGGAATGAACCCTATCAAACTGGAATTTAGAATAAACGGTGTTGAAGAACTTGTTGGACGTCATGTTATATTCTGAACTAAATTATAGTGAAAGAGGATATCCAATGTCTGTTCCCGAGAAGATAAAATTTTGGAAAAGTTTGTTATTACATTTATCGTTTTGCTGATTGAATGTATATATAGATTGACTTAATAAAGAAACTATTTGATAGGTTTAAAAAGTTTAATTATAGAAGAAATTATGGTTACTAATGATACGAAAATGTTAATAATAGAAAAGACTTTATTATTCCCATGTCCAATATGATAATTACTACATTTAGGACATTTGTATGGAGTGTATACTTCTCCTGATTGTAATGTGCGATCAATAGCTTCATTATTAGCAGTAGTTCTTGAGTATGGAATCTTGGGATTTCCTGTAGACTTATTTATATGTGAATTGGGATGGTTTACTCCAGCTTTTGGATTGTTGAATAACACATATAAAATACTAATAATACTGGAAATACTTTCAAAAAACTTAATAATGCTATTTGAGCTCATATTAATTAATATTACTAAAAGGAGAGGTAAAATAAAAATTAAAAGTGGAATATATTAAATTCCACTTTTAATAAATTCTTGTTTTTGAAGTAGTTAGATAATCATTCTACTTCATTAAGCACGCCATCTATGTTCACATTCTGGACACTCATAACATACTCCATTAAAGTATGCATTTTCACAAAAGCATTTAGGACATACAATTTCCATAATATCATTTTTTTATTTCTATGCAAAGATAATAATTATATAGAAAACTCAAACTTTAAAATTAGCAATGAAAGCAATAACAATAAAACAACCATGGGCTTTTTTGATAGTTCATGGTATCAAGGATATTGAGAACCGTACTTGGGCGTGTCCATGGAAATACATAGGGCATAGAGTGTTAATCCATGCAAGTGGAAAACCTGTAGAAATGAGAAATCCCAATAGTGTATTTACAAAATCTCAATGGGATAGTCTGCCTGTTGAGTTTCAACGAAAAATAATATGTGCAGAGGGCATTGTCAATTCTGCTATCATTGGAAGTGTAGAAATAATTGGATGCTCTATTAATCATCCTTCTAAATGGGCAGAGAAATCCGATGATAGTAAAGGCTATTATGAAGATCCTATTTATAAGTAAGCATCCGATAAAGTACCCGTTTTCTCTGTCATATTTTCATAGCACCTTTGCCTGTGCAATATTGCATGAACTTC